CACCTGACGCTGAACGCACTGGTAGACGCTTTTCTCACGTCATGGCTATTGCTCCTAATGCTAGCAGTAGCATCATCATGGGCAATACTTCTCCAAGTGTTGAGCCATATCGAGCAAATGCTTATAGACAGGATACCTTGTCTGGGGCGTTTTTAAATAAGAATCGTTATCTAGATCAACTGATTAAATTCAAGATTGAGTCAGGTGAGACCAAGCAGGACTATGATGAAATCTGGTCTAGCATTATTGCTAATGATGGTTCTGCGCAACATTTGAGGTTTTTATCTCAGGATGAACGCGACGTCTTTAAAACGTCGATGGAGATTGATCAACGTTGGGTTGTCGAGCACGCTGCTGATCGACAGAACTTCATTGATCAATCTCAATCAATTAACTTATTTTTCCGTCCAGATACAAATATTGTATACTTGCACGCAGTACACTTTTTAGCATGGAAGAAAGGTATGAAAACCTTATACTACTGTCGGTCTGAGAAACTCGGTAAAGCAGACAGAGTATCAAGGAGAATTGAGCGCGAAGTCATTAAAGAAATAGATATGAGCGCAATGATAAATGATGAAGAGTGTATTGCCTGCGAGGGGTAGATGGAAGGATATATAAAGGACACGATTCTTTCAAAAGAAGCGTTGAAAGAAGCACAGGAATTTGCTTCTAAAGTTGATTGGTATGGAGTTTGGCAGTATTATAATCTCTTCAGTATGTTCCGTTATGATTTAGATAGAAATGACGTTGAATTAAATTTTATAAAAGAATTACACAAATATTCTAGAAAAGATTACAATATAGGTTCTTACTTACTAAAATATGTTCCTGGTTCGTTTACTCGGATGCATGATGACCACGGTTCAGAAATAACCATTGTTACTTTATTAGATTCTACTGATCTTGTAGGTGGATATCCCGTGATACATTCCGTATATAATCAAAAAGGTTCTAGACCTTCTGATTTACATTGCACAAGGTTTGAATCGGAAATGAAAAATCCTCCATATGGTCAAGATATAATTCCTGACGTTGTTGAGATGGAAAACGGAGAAAGCATGGTATATGGACCAAGATTAAGGCACGGTGTTTCTGCGGTACATGGTGGATCTAGAATAGTGTTAGTAAGTTGGTTTAGCAATATAGAAAAAGGAAAAAACTAAATGCGTCCTAGTCTTGTCAACGAGCGAGAATATTTCAAACCATTTAACTATCCATGGGCATATGAGTCGTGGTTAAAACACGAACAATCTCATTGGTTACACACGGAAGTACCAATGGCAGAAGATGTCAAAGATTGGCAGCGTAAACTCACGCACGAAGAAAAAGCATTCCTCACTAATATTTTTAGATTCTTTACTCAAGGCGACATCGACGTTGCTGGCGGTTATGTTAATAACTATCTGCCATACTTTAAGCAACCTGAGATTAGGATGATGTTGTCTGGATTTGCGGCACGTGAGGCGCTGCACGTCGCTGCATACTCTCATCTCATCGAGACCTTGGGTATGCCCGAGTCCACATATAACGAGTTCCTGGAGTACGAGGCGATGCGCGAGAAGCACGAATACTTCCTCGACTTGTCAGGTAAGAATGGTACAATCCAATCCATTGCTACTAATATCGCTGCCTTTTCAGCGTTTACCGAAGGCATGCAATTATTCTCTTCGTTTATCATGCTTCTCAACTTTCCACGTCACGGTAAGATGAAAGGTATGGGGCAAATCGTTACTTGGTCTATCGTTGATGAGACAATGCACGCCGAGTCGATGATTAAATTATTCCGTACCTATGTTGAAGAAAATCTTCAGATCTGGAACGACGAACTCAAGTCTTCAATCTACACTATCGCTGAAAAAATGGTAGAACTTGAAGACAAGTTTATTGACCTCGCTTTTGCTATGGGTCCTATGGAAGGATTAAAATCCGAAGAAGTAAAACAATATATTCGCTATATATGTGACCGACGATTGATTTCGCTAGGCATGAAAGGTATTTTTAAAGTAAAGAAAAATCCATTGCCTTGGGTAGAAGAAATGATTAATGCGCCCACGCACACAAATTTCTTCGAGAATCGTGCCACTGATTATGCACGCGGTGCCTTGACTGGTGATTGGAAGGATGTTTGGGGAGCAGCTTGAAACGCCTCAAAAGAGAAATAGTAGCATGTACTCCATATGAGCAGGAATTATCTGAATATTATACTTCAAGATTTCCAACTCCTGAAGAATTTATTTCTTTGTGTAGTAAGACCAGAATAGGTTGGAGTTGTAGTGTTAATAACAGAGTTAATCCGCCAAGATTTGTACACAGGCACTTTGATTTAAGAGAGTCTCCGTATTGCCCGAAAGTATTTCACGAAATGTTGAAAGATCTAGATTGTCAAGATATTTCAGCGTTTTGTAGTATGGAAGACGGCACTCATGGTACTCTACAATGGCATATGGATGGGTATAATGTTTATGCCTTCAACTTGGAAGGAACCACCGAATGGGAATGGTTTGACTTGGTTGAAGGCAAACTTAAAAGTATTATTGTTGAAGCAAATAAAAATATGGTAGTAATGCCTTCTTTTATAACTCACAGAGTGAACCTTCTTTCTGATTCTAGAGTTTCTATAAGTATGGTGAGACCAGCATTACTATCGGAAACTGGAGGACAAGCATAATGGAATCATCGTTACTGGAAGCAGATGAAGAAATGTTTTTTATCGCGTGTGACCTTTGTGAAACAGAGTGCCAAGTAATTGTCCGTTCTGTTGACGAAACCCCTGCTTTTTGCCCTATGTGTGCTTCACCCGTAGAAGTAGATTAATGCCTTGGACATATAACGGTAAGGTATTCGATTCATTACCAGAAGATTATTACGGGTTCGTTTACTTGATAACTGAAAACGAAACTCAAATGAAATATGTCGGTAAGAAATTCTTCTACCGAACCAAAACTCTCCCCGTCACCAAGACGCGCAAACGCCGAAAGAAAACTCTCGTAGAAAGCGACTGGAGGGACTACTGTGGTTCCTCAGAGCGCGTTCAGGAGTTAGTAGAGTCGAAGGGGTTAGATGCCTTTACTCGCGAGATACTTCACCTCTGCAAGACGAAGGGAGACTGCGCTTACTACGAAACCAAAGAGCAGTTTGACCGAGAGGTGCTGCTAAAAGATGATTATTATAATGGTATAATTAATTGTAGAATCTCAAGAAAACACTTGAGTGTGAACAAGTGAAATACTAAATATTTTCTATGAAGAGGTGATGTATGATTACTGAAGAACAGCAGGGTAAGAAGTCTCGCCCTGAACTGTACGAAATGCTACAAAACATTGCGAATGCAAAATCGAGAAAGGAAAAGATTGATTTGGTAAAGTCGTATGTAGACACATACCAATCGTTTGCTGATTATCTGCGCTGCGTCTTTGACCCGCGCATTAACTTCTTGCTCCCCGAAAGTAGACCCCCATTTGACCTTGCTAACGAAGAACACGTTCCTTCCACGTGGCACAAACAGCACATGAATCTTAAGTATTTTGTTAAGGGTGGTCCAAACATTCATGAACTAAAACGCGAAACAATGTTTATTGGCATGTTAGAATCTGTACATCCCCAAGACGCAGAAATTCTAGTAACGATGCTTGCTAAAAAAACTGATTGTAAGGGACTAACAGCGGCACTGGTAAAAGAAGCAGCTCCGCAATTGTTGCCTGCATAGGAGGTATCGTTACGAGATAACCGTGAGAAAAGTCTATGTTATGATTTGCTAACTTAAAATATTAGGAGTCGCCTATGGTAACTACAAATCAACTAGAAAGATTACGCAAGGATAGCGCTGAGTTACAACACTACATTCATAAACTGAATAAGAAAGGTAAAACTACATTAGCACATAAGGTGGAAATAAAGAGAAATTATCTTAACACATATATCTCTGAACTCCAAGACTCCCTCACGGTTAATTAAAGGAAGGTGATCCTATCTCGTGCCCCACTTCGGTGGGGCATCGTTTATTTTATGGCTTTACATTTTGTATAAATTAAGTATAATAAAGCCATCGCTGCCCAGGAAACTGAATACTATGCCAACTTATGATGTTCGAACTAAAGACGGAGAAGAAAAAGAAGTTATTTGTTCTATTGCCACTATGGAAGAAAATGTAAAATCCGGAGAGTGGCAAATTCTTCATAAAGTTTCTTCTGCTAGTTTGGTTACTCACACTGGAGGTACACTATCAAAAACATCTGATGGTTATAGAGATCTCCTAAAAAATATTAAGAAAAACTCAGGTCGGGGTAACACCATTAAGGTATGACCCAAACTAAGAGACATCGGCAAGAATCTAACTTTAAAATCCGTATAGATAATCTTTGTACCTTCGATCCTCTAACCAATAACCAGCAGGTAGCATGGGAAGAGTGGAAAGAAGGACATCATCTTGTATTAAACGGCAGTGCGGGAACGGGCAAAACCTTTACTGCATTATATCTAGCGTTGCAAGATGTACTAGATAAGAGTACTCCTTGGGAAAAGGTGATCCTCGTTCGCTCAGTAGTTGCTACTCGCGATATGGGGTTCCTCCCAGGAACCGCTGAAGAAAAACTCGCACCTTTTATACAACCTTATATTGGAATATGCGACGATTTATTTAATTTTGGCGGAAGTTATCAACAGTTAGTGGAACAACGTATCATTGAGTTCTACTCAACTTCCTATATAAGAGGTACGACCTTTGATAATGCTATCATCATTGTAGATGAAATGCAGAATCTGACGTTCCATGAATTGGACTCAGTGATTACAAGGGTTGGACTAGACTCTCGCATAATTTTTGCGGGGGATTTTTATCAGTCAGACTTTAATAAAGAATCTGACAAACAAGGAATTTTACAGTTCCTATCTATATTAGAAGTAATGAAAAATTTTTCAATAATTGAATTTGGTTGGGAAGACATTATTCGTTCTGACTTTGTTAGAGATTATATCATGACAAAAGAAATGCTTGCTAGGAGTAAACCATGAACAGGGAAGCAGTATACGAACAACTCAAGATAGACGAAGGAGTTGAATATGTCATCTACAACGATCACCTCGGTTACGCCACTTTTGGAGTTGGTCACCTTATCCTCGAAAGTGACGAAGAATTCGGACGACCAGTTGGTACTCGAATCTCGGAAGAAAGAGTTAAGGAGTGTTTCGAGGCAGACCTTGACCTTGCCATCGGAGAATGTCACGCTCTATACGAAAGAGGGACTTTTGACAACCTACCAGACGAAGTCCAGCAAATCTTGGTTAATATGATGTTCAACATGGGTAGAACGAGATTAAGTAAGTTTAAAAAATTTAATGCGGCGATTGAAGCAGGTGATTGGAAAACAGCAGCTGTTGAAGGTCGCGATAGTCTTTGGTATAAACAAGTTACTAATCGTGCCGAGAGATTAATGACAAGATTAGAATCTGTATAACATATTGATTTTGTTATGAAGCATTATATGGGATTGGGTGGCGAACTCCTGCACGATGCAGGCGCCACCATCATAGACGAGAACGGCAATATAAAATTCGCCACTCTGTATGAAAGAGTTTCGCGCATAAAACACGATGCTTTAGTAAACGCAGAATTCTTGCAAAATTGCTTTACCAAATTTGAAGACACTGAACTTGTCTTAAATGAAGATTGGGCACTGAGATATAAGTTTCGTCCCAATTTAGAACATAGACATCATAGCAACTCACCAAAACGATTTGATAAAAACAGACCATGGTGGAGACAGCACCCATCTGCAAGGACTGGGTTTAGATATTCTGGTCATCACATTGCTCACGCTTCAGCGGCACTCGCAACCAGACCGAAAAGTTTCGCAAAAGAAGATTGTGTTATAGTAACCATCGATGGCGTTGGTGAAATGCAATGCATGGGAATTTATGATAATAATTTTAATTTATTAGAAGAAACTAATTTCCCCCAATCTTTAGGGTATCTCTACGCAAACTTCACTGATACCATCACTGGTCTTAAATCCAATGAAGATGAATATGTCGTCATGGGTCTTTCTTGCTATGGCGAACCAACTGCTTGGGAAAGCGCATATGAATTATGGAATTGTGTCCCTAGTTGGTCCATGGAAGATCAGAATGGATTTGAAGGGGCAGACTGGAGGGCAAAGTACGAGATAAAGAAACTTTATCTCAAAAAAATAATTAAGCATCTTTATGATAAAACTAAAAACGAAAAAGATGCTGCTGCTTCTCTTCAAAGACTGACAGAGCAAGTTGTATATGATTACATGGTTAGAGCGAGAAAGTACGGTAGCAAACTGTGTTATAGTGGCGGAGTCGCTCAAAATATTATGGCGAACAATCGCATAAAAGATTTATTTGATGATGTTTGGATAGATGTTAATCCTGGAGACGGTGGTGCTTCTCTAGGAGCAGTTGCTTATTTTTATATGATGGACACTGGACGCGATAGAATTAATTGGGAACATCCGTTTCATGGATATAATATCGCAGGAGAACTAGATCCTGAGATGGTTGTCAATTATATCATGAGAAAAAAGGTTGCTGGTGTTGCTAATGGTCCTGCTGAGTTTTCATACCGAGCATACGGCAATCGTTCTTTAATTGCTGATGTGAGATATGACGTTAAAGATACTGTTAATGAAATTAAACAAAGGCAAAAGTTTCGTCCATTCGCCCCAGCAATTTTGGCAGAACATGCTGACAAATACTTTGATGGACACATGAACGAATGGATGCAGTATACTGCTCAAGCGAAACACGATTATGCCTCAGTGACTCACGTTGATGGATCAGGAAGGGTGCAACTAGTTCCTAAAGAATCGAATACAGTATTCCGTAAAATTCTAGAATGTTATTATGATAAAACTGGAGTGCCCATGCTGTTAAACACTTCTCTTAACATTCGCGGCAAACCCATGGTCGACAATGAAAAACATGCGTATGAGTTTGAAGAAAAATATGGCGTTAAAGTATTCACGTCATGAACATTTGGATGATTGTTGTATCAAATGATGCGAAATCAGAATATTACTCCTCTCTTTGTATTGACCAATGGAACAAATTAGGGTATAATATTACAAAGAAAGAAGGAACAACACCTTCTACTCTCGGCAATGAAATATTCTTTGCTGATAAAAAGTTTAACGGCAATAAGTTTACTGATATAGAAAAGGCAATCTGGTACAGTCACTATAATCTGTGGCGATGCATCGAAGAACCTACCTATATCATCGAACACGACACATACCCCTACAAGGAGTTGCCTGAGTTTAATGAATTAATTGGATTTTTTTCTACCTTTCCTCGTAACGATGATGCATGGAGAAAAAAGAGAGAAACTATCTCTCCAGGATCTGGTTACTTCGTCAACAGAACAAGTGCCAGCATACTTCGAGATTGGGCAGTATCGGCGACCGTAACAGAGAACGTTGATGGATTTTTGTATCAGACTGCAAAAAAGTTACTAAATCAAA